ATAGGTGCATCTTTTTCTTTAGGAACAGTTACAACAGATTCAACCGTAGAATTTGGTTGGGGTAGAGATACCTATGGTGCAAGAGCCTGGGGTGCTCCTGATCAAATTGTAAATCCTTCAGGTATCGAAATGACTGCCTTTGAAGGTACAATCGATCCTGCACCTGATGCGATGCTAACTGGAATAGCATTAACAGCTGCGTTAGGTGATGAAACTGCATTTACAGACATAGATGTTTCAGTAACAGGTCAAGCTTTAACAACTACATTAGGAAATGAAACTGCCTTTTCTGATTCAGATATTACTTTAACTGGACTAGCAATAACTTCTACTTTAGGTGATGAAACTACAGCCGGTGAAATAAACACTGGTTGGGGTAGATTAACTTGGGGTGAAAATGCTTGGGGTATAGCAGGTGATTTAGAAGTTACAGGAAATGCTGCGACTCTAGCTTTAGGTGATGAAAGTATTAAAATTGATGTTTCTCCTACAGTAACTGGAATTGCAATGACTGCATCACAAGGTGATGAGTCAGTAGAAATATCATTTGAAATAGAATTAACAGGTCAAGCACTTACAAGTAATTTAGGAATAGCAGATGCAGGTCCTGATGCAATGCTAACAGGTAATCTGGCTACAACTTCTGTTGGTAGTGTTGAAGCGTACAACTTAGAAGGTTGGGGCAGATATTTCTGGGGTCAATTTGAATGGGGTGCAACAGGTGAATGGGATTTTGTTCCAGTAACAGGTCAAGCTTTATCAGCAAATTTAGGTAATGAAACAATTACAGGTGATGCAAATATAACCTTAACTGGTATTGCAATGACTGCAACAGAAGGAACAGTAGATCCTTCTCCAGATGCAACAGTTACAGGTATTGGATTTAGTGCTTCTTTAGCTGTTGGAACAGTTATAACTGGAACTGCAGATGTAACTGTTACAGGTATTGGTATGCCGATGGGTCTTGGAGTCGGAACTCTGGATGCACAATCTTTCATAGATGTAACTGGAATATCAATGTCTGCTACATTAAATGGTGTAACAACTAAAGGATTTGCTAATGTTTCAGTTACAGGATTAGAATTGACTTCTACGTTAAATAGCGCTAATACTTTAATCTGGAACGAAATAAACACAGGTTCTCCAGCCATTTGGACAGAAGTTCCTACAAGGGCTGCATAATGATAGTTGACACTATCTATTATTTTTAATAATATTATGAAACTATAAGGATTTATAAAAATGGCAAACTCAACATCAGCTAGTTTAAAACTTACAGTCCAAGCAACGGGTGAAAACTCAGGAACTTGGGGTCAGATAACTAACACAAATTTATTAATTCTAGAACAAGCAATTGGTGGTTACGATACATTTAACGTAACTAATGCATCTAGAGCTTTAACATTTACTAATGGTGCTTTATCAAATGGTAAAAATGAAGTTATAAAATTAACAGGAACATTAGCTGCAAACGTTAATGTAACTATTCCTGATTCAGTAGAAAAAACTTATATTGTAACAGATGGTTGTGACCACGCAGGTTACACTTTAACTTTTAAAACTTCATCTGGAACTGGTGTACCTTTATGTGAAGGTCACTCTTACACATTATATTCTGATGGTACTAATGTTGTAAAAGCAAATGAACATAGAGTATGGAGAGTAATATCAGCAGCAGAAACAGTTCAACCTGGTGCACAGATTTTAGCAAACACAAATGGTGGAGCATTTACTTTAACTTTACCTGCATCACCTTCTACAGGAGATGAAGTTTCCGTAATTGATCAAGGATACGACTTCAATACAAATGCTTTAACAATTGGTAGAAATAGTTCTAACATAACTAATTCTGCTGCCGACTTAACAGTAAACACACAAGGGGCTGGCTTCTCGCTAGTCTATTCAGGAGACGCTACTACTGGTTGGACATATAGGGAGAAATAATCCATGGCTAACTATGAGGCAACTCGTTACGATTTTGATGGTGAAAACATCACAGGAATTCAAGGTCTTAATACTGGTTTAATCATACCTTGGACAGACTCATCTGTTCCAACAGGTTATCTAGAATGTAATGGTCAAGCAGTTTCTCGTTCAACTTATGCTGCATTATTTGCTGTCATAGGTACTACCTACGGTTCTGGAAATGGATCAACTACTTTTACTCTTCCAGATTTACAAGACAATATAACACTTAGCAAATCTCCAAATAAAGCTTTAGCTTCAACTGGTGGTGCTAATACAGTTGCAGGTGGAGGAAACGTTCCAGGAAATGCGGGTAATACAACAATATCAACTCCTACCATGGCTTCGCATTCTCACCCATATACTGCATCTCCAGGTAATCCTGGAAAACCGGCTTCACAAGGTGGTAACGTTCGGTTTGGACAAAACCATAGTGGAATAAGTATGTCTAACAAAGGAGGTGGTGGAGCACATTCTCATCCTCTAAGTGCAAACTTTTCAGGTGATGCAACTTCAGTGTTGCAACCTTATGTAACATTAATGTATATTATAAAAACTTAAATTATGGCAAATTACGAAGCAACAAAATATAATTTTAACGGAGAAAATCTAAGTGATATTGATCTAGTAAACACTGGTTTAATTATACCTTGGACAGACTCATCTATTCCATCTGGATTTTTAGAATGTAATGGTCAAGCAGTTTCTCGTTCAACCTATGCTGCATTATTTGCTGTAGTAGGAACTACTTACGGATCAGGTAATGGTTCAACTACTTTTAATGTTCCAGATTTACAAGATGACGTTCCTGTAGGTAAATCACCAAATAAAGCTTTAGCATCAACTGGTGGAGCAAATACAGTTACTACAAGTGGAAGTATTGGAGGAAATGCAGCTAATACAAGTTTAAGTAACCCAACAATTGCATCACACAGTCATAATATAAATAGAATAAATAATAGACAGGCGGGGGGAAATCACCCTGTTTGGGATAAACCTGTTTCAGGTCGTGCCTCTGGTAATAAAGGAGGAAGTGGTGGACACAGTCATCCACTAAGTGCAAACTTTTCAGGTAACGCAAACTCTATTGTGCAACCTTATTTAACTGTAATATATGTAATTAAAACGTAGGTAGATTATGGCAAATTATGAAGCAACAAAATATGATTTTTCAGGAGCTAGTATTCAAGGTCTAGTTGGTATTACAACTGGGTCGGTTATACCTTGGAGTGATGCATCTATTCCATCTGGATTTTTAGAATGTAACGGGGCAGCTGTATCTAGATCTACATATGCAACATTGTTTGCAACAATAGGAACTACTTACGGATCGGGTAATGGCTCTACAACATTTAATCTACCTGACTTTCAAGACAATGTGGTAATGGGTAAATCACCAAATAAAGCTTTAGCTTCAACTGGTGGAGCAAACACTGTTTCATCAACTGGAAATGTGCCAGGTAATCTAGGTAATACGACTATTTCTACTCCATTATTACCTTCTCACAATCACCCAGCTCCAGGAAATGCAACAAACCAAAACGTTTATGCTTTACAACCTGGGCCACCTTCAAACCCTCACCCTAGAGGTAATTCTAATACGTCTAATTCTGGAGGCGGTGGAGCGCATAGTCATGGATTATCAGCTAATTTTACAGGTAACGCAACTTCAGTGTTGCAACCTTATTTAACTGTGATATATATTATTAAAACATAAGGAGATTTTTTATTATGGCTAAACATGGATTATGGACTGTTATATTTGAAGATAAAATGGTTATCAAAAAATGTGAAGATTTTTCACCAACAAACCCTTGTGGACATGAAATAGATGATGATGCATTTTGGAATGATGCAAAATGGAATAATTATCATGCTATTCAATTTACTGATGATAACACAGATAACGATCAAGTAGAATTTTCAGACGATACTTCTAATGGAGAATACGATCAAGCTACAGTCGGAGATTTTAGAACTAATTTCATTAATAGATTTGACGCAGCTCATTTAGCTCATTTACAAGCAGAATGGGATGACAATAATGAAGGTACGACTACAACTAATGAAGAAACTGGTGAAGCAACTTACACTCCAGAAACAGAAGCTGAAAAAATTGCAAGATTAGGCGCAAGACCTACATCATATACATCTGCTTAATCTCTATTAGGATCAGCTAATATCCAAGAAGTCAACATGTATTTCTCACCTGATAAAGGTGGATTTCCTCTATGAACGTATGGGAAAGCTGCAGGCCATATAACAATTCTACCTGTTTTAGGTTTAACTCTTTTTGAAAAGTGTAGAAATTCTGTTTCTCCGCCTTCTTCTACATCATTTAAATATATACTGTAAACCAAACATCTTTGTAATTGATCAAAAGAAGTTGAATTCCATTCTACATGCCAAACATGATAACCTTCTTTAGGTAAAGTTTTTTGTATTTTCATACCTGTATAAATTAAATTTTTATGAAATTCAGTTATGTCTGTTTGTCTCAAATACTCATCTAAAGCCATTTGAAAATTAATCATGATATTTTTTATTTCTTCTTTATAAATTAAATAATCTTCTCTAAAATTTAAACCAAGAGCTTCGTCTTTTTTATAATGACCACCCGCTTTTTCACTCCCTAACCTATTATAAGTATGATTCATTTTTGAGTAATCATTAAAAAGCTTAATAGCTTTTTCACATTCTCCTGATGGTACGAAATTATCAAATACTCCGATAAAATCTTTTATATTAAACTCTTTTTTTATTTTAGTGGGTTCCATCATCCGGTCCTTCTGGTTGAGGATTTTCTGTTATTTTAGATCTTTCTGGTTTTTGTTGAAATATAACTTGATATTTACCTTCATATTTAGACAATTTATCTAACCACCAAGAAGGCTCTTTAATTGTATAATGTGCATTTTTTCCATTTAACAAAACCTGTGTTGCTTCATAACAAGTTATAGTTAAAAATATAAATTTACCTGAATTAAATAAATCTTCTAACACTTCATCGACTTTATCTTCTTGTATGTGTTCCATCACATCAACACACAAAACTAAATCATAATCCATATTTTGTTTTATTGCATACATGGGAACAGCTGGATCATAACCTATAATTACAACACCTTTTGGCGAACCTGGAATCTTTTTATTATTAAATAATATTTTATGAAATTTAGCTTTACCACATCCATAATCAAGAATAGTTCTTACATTTTTATCTTTTATAATTTTATATACTTCATGTTTATATTCAGCTAATGCTTCTCCACACCAATGTTCTGAATTTGTAGCGTGAAATTTAGATGCTTCTTCTAATGATTCGTAACTCATATGAACTCACTTTCAGGTTTGGTTATATATTTTATTTTTTTTAATTCAAGATAATGCTCGTAACATTTTTCTGTGAATTTTGTAAGGTATAAAACATCTTTATAGCTATCTACTATATAAACATTTATTCCATCATATCCTAATTCTTTAGCAACTTTAAAACGATAGTGACCACAATGTATTTCAAGTTTTTCTTTTTTTGAATTAAACATAGCTACTCCAGGAAAAATAAGTCCATCTTCTTTAATATATTCTCTAACTTTTTTTAAATGTTCTTCATCCCAATCTATATCATTACTTAAATAATCATAATTTATGTATGACAATTTTTTTGGAAACCAAATTACTTTAGCATTTAATATATTCATTTTGAATTTTTTCTAACCTGATCATTTTTATGATCAGTGTATGGGCCGTCTTTATCTACAAAATGAAAAAACACTTGAGCACAACCATCATGCTTAAAGGTTTTTCTTCCATGAGGAATATCATATCCTAAATAAATAACAGCATCACCTTCTTCCATATCTATCCAATTATTGTTCATATGAATAGGCCATTTTTTAGTTTGATGTATACTGACAGTTATACTTACTTCACAAGCAGGTCTATCTGTGTGAGTTTCTAAATCAGAACCATACATGTAATATCTCCAATAAGAATAAGTTCTAAATAATTTTAATCCACTTAATTCCTCAACTAATTTATGTTTTTTTTCATGAAACACTTTCATAAGCGCATCATCTGTAAAATTAGGAGCATGTGGAGATTGTGGGTCTGTTGTCCAGTCCTCATCTAATCTATTAAGGCAATATGGTTTTAGTATTTCTAATTCTTCTTTAGAAAAGAAGTTTTTTATTAGTTTATATTTATAATCTTTTATATTAGCCATGACACTATACTATACCTCTTACCTTTTGTTACAGGTGAAATTTTATGTGGAAATAAAAATGAACTTGGAAAAAATATTATTGTTCCTGTTTTACATTTTACTCTTTTATATTCTTCATTAGTAACCGGATTACAAAAAATAAAATCCCCACCTTCATAATCTTCATTTAAATTTATAATACATGTTAGAGTTCTTTGAGATAATAAATCATGATCAACATGTATTTCATACTTACCACCTGGAGTGTATTTTAGCAAATCAACTTGATTTAGTTGTCTTACATCAGCATGCTTAAATTTAATAGTATAGTTTTTTATAAACATGTGAATTATTCTCATAACATGTTTAAAGTAAACTTTATCAGATATACTATCCCCATCTAAATGGTAGCCTGAAACATTTCTTATGTTTGTATCCAAACCATGTTGGACTTTTAATTTCTGTTTTGCTTTATAATCAGTGTACTGGATTAATTTTTTGACAATGTCTTTACCTAAATTGGCATTTATTACTACTATACTTTCCTCTAGATTCATGTTAAATTCAGTCTTTTATTAATTGTTTATCTATAATATATATACTTATATGCTAACAAAATTAAATTTCAAGCCTGGTTTTAATAAACAAGTTACGGCCTCTGGGGCTGAGGGACAATGGGTAGATGGAGACTTTGTAAGGTTTAGATATGGTCTTCCTGAAAAAATAGGTGGTTGGAATCAATTAACAACTGGTCAATTAACTTTACCTGGGGTGGCTAGAGCACAACATGCTTTTACAAGTTTATCAGGTGAAAAGTACACAGCTATAGGAACAAACAAAGGATTATTTTTATATTATGGAAATAATTTTTATGACATCACTCCTTTAGATACAGCAGTTACAGGTTTTACTTTTACATCAACAACAGGATCAGCGACAGTTACTTTAAACAAAGCTTCTCACGGTTTAATAGCTGGTGAGTATTTTACTTTTACATCAGTCACTTTACCTGGAGGCGGCGCCACAGGTTATGCGACAGCAGATTTTGAAAACACTACCTATGAAGTAATCACAGCTTCAAGTAATAGTTTTACAATTACTATGGCTTCTAATGAAACCGGAACTGGAATGACAGCAGCCGGTTCTGCAACTGTAAACCCATATATAAACATTGGACCTACTTTTCAAACTGCAGGTTATGGATGGGGAACAGCGACATGGAATTTATCTACTTGGGGAACTGAAAGAGCAACAGGTTCTGTAACTCTAGATCCCGGCCTCTGGAGTCTTGATAACTTTGGTCAAGTATTAGTTGCAACAATTCATAATGGTAAAACATTTACATGGGATGCGGGAGCAGCTAGTCCAAGAAATGTTAGAGCATCTACTTCTACAAGTGGTTTTGCAACTACAAATAATCCAACTAAAAGTATAATGACTGTAGTATCGGATAGAGACAGACACCTATTTCATTTAGGAACTGAAACAACTATTGGAGATGGTTTAACACAAGATCCGATGTTTATAAGATTTTCAAATCAAGAAGATTTAAATACATATGCACCAACATCGACCAATACTGCTGGTACATTTAGATTAGATTCAGGAAATGAAATAAGAGCTGCTGTAAATGGAAAAGATTATATTTTAATTTTAACAGACACTGCTGCATATGTTGCTCAGTTTGTCGGTCCACCTTTTACATTTAGTATTAGACAAGTTGGTGTGAACTGTGGATGCATGGGACAAAATTCTGTAGTGTACGCATCAGGTGCTGTATTCTGGATGGGTAACGCAGGAGGATTCTTTGCATATGATGGTACCGTAAAACCTTTACCTTGTACTGTTGAAGATTTTGTATTTACAAGCAATAATGGAAATCTAGGTGTAAATTATAATGCTAACAAAATCATAGCTGCAGGTCACAATAGTTTATATACAGAAGTAAATTGGTTTTATCCAAAAGATGGATCTGATCAAATTGACAGAGTTGTAAGTTATAATTATTCAGAAAATGTTTGGACAACGGGATCTCTTGCTAGAACAACTTATCAAGACGCTAGTGTTTTTTCAGAGCCATATGCAACAGAATATAATGCAACAGCTACACCTAGTTTTGATATACAAGGTATTACAAATACTTTCGGTGCATCTACATATTATGAGCATGAAGTTGGAACAGATCAAGTTAATAGCTCAGGAACAACTTCTATAGATGCATTCATAAGATCAGGAGATTTTGATATTACAGCTAGAAGAGGACTGGGTGGTAGTATAACACCTGTTCCGGAATATAGAGGAGACGGAGAATATTTTATGTCTGTAAGAAGATTTATACCAGATTATAAAGTATTGACAGGTAATTCAAAAGTTACATTATTTATAAATGATTATCCAAACAACACAGCATCAAGCTCTCCTCTCGGACCCTTTACAATTACATCTTCTACTGATAAAGTGGATACAAGAGCACGAGGAAGACTTGTGTCAATAAAAATAGCGTGTGATGCTGCAGGAGAAACCTGGAGATATGGCACGTTAAGATTAGACGCTCAACCGGACGGAAGAAGATAATGGATCCATTTGCATTTTTAAAACCTAGAAATACTTTTAGGGGTATAGAAACTTTAAGACAAAACCCTTTGTATAATAAATACTATGATGAAATATATCCTGAGTATGGTTCGCCAGAAGAAGGATTAGCAATAGGCCCATATGGTTCGCCAGAAGAAGGATTAGCAATTGGCCCTTATCTAACACCTGATAGTTTTACAGGCACGGGTTTTTATGGAAATACAGATATGGGATATCCATCTGCCCCAGCGAATAGATTACAAGGGTTAGATTTATCTAGATTTCAAGGTGTAAGTGATTTAGGTAAAGATGATGAAGATGTTGAACAAGTAGAGTATTTACCAGGAGCAAAGCCTACAGGTCTTGGAAACTTATTACAGTATTTACCATTCGGAGATAAATCTATTTTTAAAAGAGGATTAGAGGGATTATCTAATTTTATTCCAAGAAGCGATCCGAGAGCAGTTGGTATAAGAAATTTTTATAGACCATATGAAGGAATAACAAATACAGGTGCAGTGGCTTCGGGTTTAATGGCTGGATATAATCCAGTTTCAGGGTTTGGTAAAAATAAAAAATTTGGTTTATCTAGAGCTATGCAAAAAAGAATAGAGAGAATCGAAGAAACATTAAAGAAAAAAGATTCACAACAATTAAGAGATAGAGCATCTAAATTAAGAGAATTACAAAGACAAGAGATGCAAGATAGATTTGATAGAGGAGAAAGTTTATCTGATATAGGTAAATCTACTTTCACTGGTAAGGGTATGGCTTTTGAGAAAAGAAGTGGTGGTAAATCTATAGTTGATGGAAAAGAAAGAAACTATGGTGGTAGATAATGGCAAAGGTAACAGTTTATATACCCGAACCTAAGAATGAATATGAAGTTGAGAATCAAAGACAGATATTAGAGGCTTTAGATACTTTAAGAAATCAATTGAATTTCTCTTTTCAAAATGAATTAAAAAACGAACAAGATACATTTAATTACTTTTTATCATGACAATACAATATAAAAATCAAGGATTTTCACAATCAGGGACTGGAGCCACAAATGTGCTTACGTGCCCAACTGATGCAACTTTAATTATTAAAAGTATTTATTGTTCAA